GCAAGTTCTAGTAAAGTTCTTCTTTGAACACAAAGGGGTGCGTGAGTATAACTATTAGTTAAACCTAATTCAACTAACTCTTTAATAGTTTGTTTGTTTGTATTCATATTTACCATAATTTCTCTGTTTTAAAATGTAGACTTAATTACCTACTCAACAAAGATATACTAAATATAGTTACCAACAAAAAATTTTATAACTTTTTTTTAAGAAATGTTAATATTTATAATACTAGCATCATTTTCTGCTAATAAATAAACATCTTTGAGCAATCTTTTTTTCGTCCACATTGTGGTATCTGGGCAATATTTTTTTACAGGTATTGGCATTTGTAGATTATTTAGCCAATATAAATAATTCCCTTTTGGGTCATTAACAAAATATAATTTTATTACATCTTCGTCAATATTCATTAAAGCATCGTACTTATCTTTTTCAAGCATTTTCTGTTCGTAGTAGGTTTTCCTGAACTTCATTTCAATAACGCATTTTTTACCTTTTGGTGTTGTGCCTATTGCATCATATCTCGAAAAACCTGCACCAGACCATTCTAAGTTCCAACCGTCCAGATTAAGAAGAAAAACAACTGTCTTTTCCCATTTGTTAATTGTCTTTATCCCCATTGTCCCAGATTTTGTTTAAGTCTTTTATCCATCTAACTATTGTTTTAGGATTGCAAGTACAAGGTTTATAAAATCTGTGATTGTAATATTTAGAGTGAAGTTGGCAAATTAATTCGTATTCTCCTGAATCCAGGTGTTGCTTTTTATCGCTCCTGAATTTCATCCAATCAATTCTGTCTGCATTTTCAAATTTTACCATCTTTGTATCTTTATTTCATTTAACTTTTTTCTGCGTTCAGGACAGTTACATTTTGTACCCCTGTAATTATGCCATTTGTCAACGAGGTATTTAATACCTGTATATTTTGTTATATAAAAAATAAAGTCCCCTAGTTTCATTTTAAAATTTGTTTAATTTATTAATTGGTAAAACAGTAGCATTAGCTTTTATAAATTTAAATTTTCCGAAGTCTTTACCCTTTGAAATAAATTCGCCATTTTTAAAAAAATCAGTACAAGAGTACCAACCTAGAATCCAAGCTTTACTGTAATCATTTAATATTCGTAAAAAAATATAATAATCAGCTTTTTGCTTATGTACTCCATTAATTTTGTGAGAATTTACTGTGCATAAATAATCTTCTAATGGTTTAAATTTACAACTTATAGTTTTAACTTCTAATTTTTTTTGTTTATTTGAAATCAGGTCAAAATCGAATCCGTCAGAATCTTCTTTAATGTTTAAAAATTTCATTATAATTCTTTCGCCAATGTACCCCTCTAGTATTCGTTTTTTTTCAAAACCAAATTTGCTAGGATTATTATTTTTTAATACATTATTTTTTTTAAACTTCTGGACTGCATAATCAATTATATTTTCGTTTATGATGTACTCAATCATATTAGTTTTTTTAGTTTGTCTTTTACCTTTCTGTAAGTGTTATAAAGCGAAAAATATTCTATGTATGAATTTCTAGAAAAATCAGCAATGCTTTCTCCGTCATTTATTATTTCAAAAACTTTTCTATCGTACCAGAACATCTTGTTTAGTTCCTCTTTTACTTTTGAATAAGCCTCGTCATAATCTACGTCAAAATCAATTTTATTGTAATTGACTTCATCAAAATTAAGCATTGTGATATTTTTTCCTTTTCTTTTTAAATCAATGAATAAGGTTTTTAATGTCTTATAAATATAATAATAGTTTATTTCCTTATCCTGATAAATGATGTCTAAGCCATTTTCTATTTTAGGTATTACCTTTATATACATTTCTTGCACAATGTCCTCTGCGATATCTCTACTGCACCCAAAAGAGCAAACAACGTCAATCCACGTTTTGTGTTTTTTAGCTAACAGTAGAATTACCTCTTTGTTTGACATTATTTTAATGGGTCGTATAAGTTCTCAATTATTTGTGGTAAACCAAATTCAGTTACAGTAAAGCTAAAGGTTTCAAAAGTATAACCTCTAGACCTACCAGATTTTACTGTTACCCAATCTTTGTTCACAGTATTTGCTTCTAGTTGTATAACTGATTCTGCTTTTTTTTCTAATTCTGTTCCCAGATGTCCTGTACCTAATTTATTGCTACCAAAATTCTGGTGTATTACATTTATGATATGGCAATTATAATCTGCAGACCATTGCATTAGTTTCTTTACAATCCATTTGCTCTCTAGCAAATTATTTACATCGCTAATTAAATCTGCAATTCCATCAATAATCAGTAATGATGGTGTGTTAATATTTTCCTGTAAATAGTATTCTATAAATTCCACACTTTGTTTGTAATCGACTGTCCTCAAACCAAAGGTATGATAATTTTTTGGATTTAAGTTTCCATCCATTTTGTGCAACCTGGAGAACACCTTTTGGCAATGCCATAATCCTTGTTCAGTATCTATGTGAATCAACTGTCCGTTTTCTCCTGGATGTCCTTTTATATTGCCTCCAAAATTATTTTGCCCACTTAGATAACACGAAGCTAAAAGCGATATAAAAAAAGTTTTCTTTGTTTTAGGTGGTGCGGTAACTACTGATATGTTTCCGTAAGTTCCTAGAGGTATTGGCACAATGCTATCCCCCTCTTGTTTATTCGATTTTGAAACAACTTCTCCGTAAGATAATGCAACTGGTGGATATTCAATTTTTTGTTTTGCATCTACAAAGCAATCTTCTTGTATGTACTGCATTAACATTCTGTGTTCGTTCTGTTTTTCTGTCATTTATATTTACTTTTAGTTATAACTATTAGTGATTTTCTTCTCGCTTTTATAAAAATATAAAAAAAAAAGGTTTAGACCTCGAAACCTAAACCCTTTTTTCCTAAAATTAATTATTATTAAAATGGTAAATCACTTCCTAAGTCTTTAGGAGAAGCTTCAGTTTCATTTTTAGCATCTTCTTTTTCTGCTAAAGTTATATTTCCATCAGTCCAAACTACTTTGCCATTTCCTAAGTAAGTTTTTTGGGCTTTTGCATCCCTTTCTTCTTTTGTTTGACTATCTGTAAAAGCAACGTTGTTTCCGTATCTGGTTTCATCCTGAACCGATATTGTAAAGTTATAATAGACTGCTCCGTCTTTACCCATTATAAATTTTTCTTTTGGTAATTTGTCTACTCGAATAGAACCTGTAATCAATGTACTCATAATTTATTTATTTATTTAGTTATTAATATTCTTAAATAGTAATTTTCTTCTTATCCAAGCTGACTTGGGTAACCTTTCTTTTTTACATTCTTCTGTAATGTAATCAAAATCTTCTTGCGACACTCTTATAGTTATTATTTTATTCATAATTATTGTATTAAATTATAGGTTATCCCAACAATAAATTGGTTCTTTTGCTCCCATTTTGAAACCACTTATATTTACAGTAAAATATTCTAGTGCATCAATTATATCCATTTCTCGTTCCAGGATTTTCAGGCATTTAGAAACTGAATAAATTAATCGCATTTCGTTTTCCTCATAACCAATGATAGCTTTATCAAAACCAGTCGGTCCTAAAAATTCTTCGTCTTCGTATAAATCTTTTATTCTATCAATCATAATTCAATTTCTTCAAATTCTGCGTGTTCTAAACATTCAGAGCAAATATCTGTTTCATTCCAAGCGGATGCACCGCAACAATTCGATTCGCTCATATTATTTTATGTCTAGTATTACACCTGGTTTAAAATTCTTTATTAAGTCTTTTTCAGACTTTGCGCTTACGTTCATCCATTCTTTGTCTTCGCGACCATAAGGTAAATATACAACTGTAAATTCTTTCATTTTATAATATTTTAATTGTTCTGTATTCTTCTTTATTATTAAATTCGTTAATAGTCTTGTAATCTGTTTTGAAATGCTTATTGTGTTCCTGGATAACTTCTTTTATATCTTCAAAATTAAACCTGTATTCTATTAACGCATCATCGCATTCACAATATACAAAAACTAAAGACGAGTTAAATAGTTTTTCTATTAGCATTATTTTTTCTTAAAATCGTCAGATTCATCCTCGCCAAAAACTCCTAATTCATAGAAACCTGTTAACTTCAATACTGCTCTGCTTAATGCTCTTTTTTCTGCCATTTCTGCAACGTACCAGGAATTGCAATTTCCATCTTTGTAATTAGCACCTTTTAATGCACTACCAAATGTTTCTAGTATTGTATTTGGTTTATTTGAAAGATATGCGTTTGCTTTGAATACTGCAAAGTTAGTTTCACATTTTACGACCTCATAGGTTATAGTAATATTTTCTTTTGCCTGGATTTTCTCAATACCTTGTCTTGTAATAATTACATAATGTTGATGCTTGTAAACATCTTCTTTTTGTAAATCATACTTCTTGTAAAGTTCTAATAATTTTTCTCTGTTCATTTTATCTGTTTTTAAATATTTCTTTTGATACTTCTAATTGTGCTTCTAAAAATTCTATTTTTTTTAGTAATGCTTGTATTCTGTACTCATATTCTTCTATTATTGATTTTGATGTTTCTTGTGAAAAATTTATTCCTACCATTTAGTCTAAGTTTAATAAAGTTGATTTTGCTATTTCTATTCTTTTATAAATATCTATCTGTGAAAAAGCATCTAAATTGATTACTGCAAATTGTAATTGTTCTTCTAAGGTTTCAATCTCCTTTTTTAATTTTGTTCTTTGTGTTTCCATTTTTTATCTGTTTTTATTTATTCGTATAAATCAACTAATTTATTAGTTTCTGTGTTAAACTTAAAAAAATAAAATTTAATATACCTGATATCTCTATAAATACATCGCATATCTGCAGGAATTTCAAAAACTGCACTATCTTCATAAGTTGGCGAACCATCCAAAGAAGAACCAAAAGTTGAATAAGTATCTTTAAATTTATAAGATAGTTTTTCTAGTTCATCATACACATCATTTAAATTGTCTACCATTTTAATATAAGTATTTAAATTGTCTTTTATAATATACTTAAAATTGTTATTGTTTTTCATCTTGTTTTGTTTTTATAATTACCAACTTTTATAAATCGTTGAAGTTTGTTTTGAACCTGTACATATTTCAGTAGTTTTAAATGGTTCTACAATCATTTTTCTATCATTAAATTCTGCTACTCTTTTTTTACTACCTTTTTGTAAAAATAAAGTGTGAAATTTAACTATATCTCTACCGTATTTTTTTACTGTTTTTTCAATTAAAACAACCTCATAACCATTGTATAGAATTTGTCCTTGTTTTGGTTCTTTTTTTAATATTTTCATCTGTTCTGTTTTTTAAAATTAACCTATAAATGTTTCGATACTTCCATTGTCTAAATCTGATTGCCCATAAGTAAAACAAGCACCAGAAATATATTGTATTTCAAATGTTTTATCATTTACACCTACAACCTCTGCTTCAAATCTATCTTCTTTAACAATCATTCCAACTTTTAAATCTGCTACTTTCATATCTTTTAGTATTAATTTGTATTCCTTTACACTACAAATATAATACAAATAAAGTTACCACCAAAGTTTAGAGCAAAAAAAAAGGGTGAAAATTAATTCAACCCCTTTCCCTCTTGGTAAAAACAGAACGTTCAAATATAGTTAATTAGTATGAATCCACAAAAGTTTTGTATTCTTTTATCATTTCTTCTAGTTCAAAGTTAGATAATTTAATTATTTGCTTTGCTTTAATACTTAATCTTTCAGCAGTTCCAGAACCGTATTTTGCATCCAGATTTACAGAAAATTTGTATTGTTCTCCATATTTAAAAACATTGCATCCTGCACATTGCACCTGGCAATTAATTTCATCCCACCTAGTTGAGTAATGTTTCCTGGACTGAAAGTGTCCATTTTGCAGCTTTTTCCAATGGTCTACTTTTCCACAGGTAAAACAGGTAGCTTTTTCATTTACTGAATTTTTAAGTCTAATATATTGACTAAATATTGTATCTAGCTTTTTTACTAATTTACTCCTGCTTATTTTTTTATTAGATTTCAATATTCTTAAAATTTTGATAAAAATGTTTTTTTATGTAGAATAAAAATAATAAATTTAAATTTTTTTATTTAAACATATATCCAAAAATATATCTAAAAATATATAAAAACAAATATAATAATAATATAATAAAAATAAAGATATAGGATTTCTAATTAAGTTTTAACGACCTAAAGACTTAAATTTTTCAACCCCTCTACTACCAAAATAAGCAACATAAACTGTAATTAAAAGTGATTTAAGTAAGTCAACCCATTCACTAGCAACAGTAAAATCTATCTTAAAAGAATCTAACAATATTAAAATAGTCATTGATATAGTTAGAAATATTAATGTTATAGGTCTTGTGTTTTTTGAAAGCCAACTATCGCTAAGGTTGTCAGATTCCCACCTGTTAGTTATTTCCTGGATTTCTATTGTATCAATTTCTAACAGTTTTAAAGCGATTTCTTTATCTTCTACCGCAATACTATTATCATTTTGAATTAAGTCCTTAGCTTTCCCTAAAATACCAATAGACGGTACTACGTCCCCTAATATACCGAAAATTTTAGGTGCAACCTTTTTAAGAAATTTACCAACTCTGGTTTCTGAAAATTTTTTTTTAGTCTTCATCTTCTACTAGGTACGGATTTATATTTTTTTCAGTTAAAATATTAAGCCATTCTTCTTCAGTTGTAATATAATTTACATTGTCCCATTTTGTGCCAATTATTTGACCTGCTCCAACGTCCCCATAGCTTATAATTTTTCTGCTATTATCGTAAATGATAAACCAAGTTTTTTCAGTAACAATATTTTGATTTCTTTCTTTATTATCCATTGTCTTTTTTTTATATTCCACCACCGTCAAGAATAGTCCAACCGTAGGTATTAATTAATACATTTCTATTAGTTTCTGCTGCACCTCCTAAAGTATATTTGCTTGTTCCAAAATTAAAAAGTAATCCGTTTGTTAAACTTGGTCTTGTTCCCCAACTGATTAGCAAAGCATCATAGTTTGCAACAGATAAAGTTGCAGAACTTAAAAAGTCTAAACCTGCATTTGGTACTAAATTTAAAGAGGATGGGTCCCAACCACTTAGGTCTTGGTCAAAAACAGGGTTCAAATGGAACATTCTAATAAAGTTATTTGCTCCTGACATATCCCAACCATCTACTGCTCCATTAAAAGAAGTAGCTTCTCTAAACATACTGTTAAAACTGTCTATTCCATCTACTTGCCAACTATTTAAAGACTGATTAAAAGAACTTGCTCCTTTAAACATAAGGTAAACACTTCTATTTTTTTTAACGTCCCATTCATTTATGTACTGATTAAAGCTAGTACAATCCCTGAACATTCTTGTCATAGATGTTACGTTAGAAACGTCCCATTTCCCTAAATCTCCGTTAAAATTTGTTCTACCATCAAAAGCATAACCCATATAAGTAACCTGTGAAACGTCCCAATTTTGTATTCTACCATAAGGGGCAAGGTTATAATCTCCGTCATCGTCTTGTGCTAAAATATCATTTATTGCAGTCTGAAAAGTAGCATCTGTTAAAGGTTCGTTTAATTCTTTTAAACCATAGTAGATGCTTCCCCAACCAACTGGCAAAGGACTTCCCCACCACGTTGTATTATAAATTCCCACCATAATTATTTGTCTTTATTTTCGTTCATTAAATACCATTTGTGCATCGTGTACAAAATAGATATAGTTAATAAAACAATTTTTAAAAATACGTCTATACTTGTCATTGATATTCCAAATGTTCCTGCATTAAATGCTAGGGTTTTATAATCGTTTGTCATTTTTTGTCTATTGATTTTAGCTTCTTAGAAGCCCAATTAATACCAGAAGTTCCACCCCAACCTAGCCAAGCAACGTATCCGTTGTCTTTCCAGGGTGTAGACTTATTTTCTGGACTTACTGCTGAATTTTTTTTATGTCTTTGAAATGCAGACATTCTAGCGATTGTTTCCCTACTAATGTTTTTTCCTTTTGCTAATTGATTAGCACGAACCCAACCTGTTCTAGTCATACCTTTGACCTCACTTCCGTATTTTTCCCTCCATTTTAATACTTTCTTAGCATTATTCTTTGCACTTTCAGGATAATCATTGTAAGTTTCTAGGTTAATCTGGTTTCCCTCGAAAGACCTATAACAAATTGCAATAGCTTCTGATTTTTCGTGATTCTGCATAACTTGTGGTACGCATCGAATCATAAAATCCTTTTGCTTTTCTCCTATTTTTTTATTTGGTATCGGCATAACGGTAATAAACTCCTTTTTTCTTTATAACTAAAACTTGCTTTCTGTTTTCCTTTTTTGACTTATAAGAAATATGCAACCATTTAGGTTCGTTTCCAAATTCCCAGATTAATTGGTCGAAATCTAGATTGTCCTTTATGTAATGGAACATTTCAAGGTTCGTTTTACCACCTAAAGATGTTATGTCGATAGCATTACCTGATAAATGACTAGATTTTTTGCTCCCACCTAAAGCAGTATTTAATTTTTCAGAACGATAAAAACTGTTTACTTTTATTGGTGCTTTTACCCATTCTCGTAATGGTTCAAATAATTCCTCTGCAACTATCTTCATATTTTTTAAAACATCTTCATTCGGTATGTTTTCGATTTTAAATTGAGCAGCATATTTTGAGTGAGTAGATTCCTTGTAAGTTATATGCTCACTAATATTATTTTTTTTCGCCATTACTTAATTTTTTTGAATTAATACTTTTTTTTATTTTCTGTAAAAAAACCTCTAATTTTTTTATATTTTTTTCTTTTGGTTTATATATCATAGCACCCACCCATTAAAAGTAGCATCATAACTAGGGTAAATATCGTCATTTGTATTGCTAGTATATTCAGGATATGTTGCTTGGTTAAAACTCATAAAGTCAATAAATCTCCTAGAGTACCATTCTGCATTTGTTCTTGCTTTTTCTACTAAAAAGTCTACTTCGTTTTTATCTACTGAAACCGAATTTTCTGATGTGTGTTTAAAAACCCCTCCTTGCTTTACTTGGTATGCAGCAAATGGATAATAATTTGCTTGTGAATACCATATTAGCATAGGTACAATATAATCGTCTAGGATTGTTTTCCATCTTGCATTAGTAGGGTCTTCAATATTAGGGATTGCACCAGATAAACCATTGTATAAATCTGTACCCATTATTTGTTGTACGTCTATCTCTTGTGCTATCTTTATAAACTGAATAAATTTGTTAGTAGAAACATTGCCATCCATTATTGAATGTCTTGCAAGGTCTGTTCTATTTATGAATAATTGTGTAGCCATCTATCTTCTTTTATTTGTTGGTAAAAATCCCTCATTAGGCATATCAATAGGAAGTTTTGAAACTAAAGGGTTATTTTTTTCAGGTTTAAATCCTGCTTTTCTTGCTTGGTTTACACTTATTTTCGGAGCATTTGGGCTTTTAATGTCAATAGTCCCTTTTCCTTTTTTCATATACGTTTTACGCATCCAAAAATG